TCTCCTCTCATCTACAAGATTGACGAGGAGGAGGAGCGGGATGACCCGGCCATGTGGGTGAAGGCCAACCCTTCGCTGCCGTACTTCCCGACACTCAAGTTTCAGATGGAGCAGGAGTATGAACTGGCGAAGCACCAGCCCAGCATGGCCAGCGAGTTTATGACCAAGCGCATGAACCGCCCGGCGGTGGATTCTTATACCGTTGTGGCCCCGTGGGAGAAGATCATGGCCACCGATCAACCTATCCCTTGGGACAAGTTGAAAGGTCAGACCTGTATTGGGGCTTTTGACTACGCCCAGATTAACGACTTTGCTTCCTGCGGCTTACTCTTCAAATACAAGGGCAAGCGTTACTGGATAGAGCACACCTTTGTGTGCCACCTGGCGCTCAAGATGGAGAGCAGGAAAATCAATTTTCCAGTAGAGGAGATGGCGCAGCAGGGGTTGATCACGATTGTCTACGGCGACATTATCACGCCGGAACATATTGCGAACTGGTTCATCGAGCAGGCCCGGAAGTACCATATCATTGACATCGTGGCAGACCGATACCGGGCAGAGATAGTGAGAGATGCATTTAACAAGGCGGGTTTGCCGCTCTCCATTGTCCCGGCGGGCCCCCCCACTCATGCGAAGATAGCGCCCTTGATTACCACGATGTTCGCTGAAGAGTCTATAGTCTTTGGGGATAACCCAACCATGCGCTGGTATGTCAACAACACCTGCGTGGTGCTTGACCCCAAAGGGAATACCACTTACCACAAGATCGAGCCTAGAACCCGTAAGACAGACGGGTTTTTTGCTTTAATACACGCGCTGAGCAAGGACGGCGAGCTTCCGGAAGCACGGGATTACGTCCCGATGCTTGATGTATACACCTATTGAGGGGGGTGAGTGCTTGAGCCTATGGGACACATTTCTAAGCTGGTTTAACAAGGACACAAAGACGCTGCCTCTTGATGCCATCATCGGGGAGCTTGCCACTGAGGTGTATTTTAAGGAGCTTGCAGTCCAGGCCTGCGTGAACTTGATAGCAAATACTGTGGCGCGGAGCGAATTCAAGACCTTCGAGCAGGGCAAAGAGACGAGGAAAGACAACTACTACCTCCTCAATGTGGAGCCTTCGCCGAATCGGAACGCGTCGAAGTTTTGGCGCGAGGTTGTGCATCATTTGGTGTATGACAACGAGTGCCTGGTGATACAGGAAAGGGGCTATTTCTACGTTGCTGATTCATTCCAGCGGACAAAGTATGCCTTCAAGGAGCACATATACACCGATGTTGTGATTGACGACTATCAGCTCAGAGACAGGTTTGCCGAGTCTCAAGTGTTCTACTTTGAGCTGCATAACGAGCGGATCAAGGATGTCATTGACGGGCTGTATCGGTCTTATGCCAAGTTGATAGCTGCAAGCCAGAATCGCTACAAAAAGAACGCGACCAGGCGCGGGGCGTTAACTGTGCCAACTAATTATCCACAAACAGACGATGCTCAGAATGACTTAAAAGAGCTGCTGGAAAAACGGTTCAAACGCTTTTTCTCCGCCGATGGCGACGCCGTTATACCGCTGACCAATGGCATGACTTACACCGAAGCTTTTGGCGAGAGGGCTGGCACGAAGGGGAGCATTGAAGGCCGGGACATCCGGGCGTTCATCGACGACATATTCGACTTTGTTGCAATCGCCTTCCAGGTGCCGCCACAGCTTCTCAAGGGCAACGTGGCCGACACTGACAAGGCGGTCAACAACTTCCTGACGTTCTGCATAAACCCGCTGGCCGAGCTGTTGACGGACGAGATCAACCGCAAGATGTATGGCAAGAGAGCTTACCTAGAACGCACATATATGATGCTTGACACTAGCCATATCAGGGCTGTTGACATCAAAGACATTGCCAATGCTCTGGATGTGCTGATCAGGTGTGGCGCCTATAGCATTGATGACTGCTTGATGGCCATGGGCATGGAGCCGCTAAATACTGAGTGGAGCCGGGCGCGCTGGATGACGAAGAACTACGAGCCGATTGAAGAGGCTTTTGAAGGGGGTGGTGAGGATTAGAAAATATTACGCATTAGCCGTGAAGGACAAGGAAGCGTCGATTTACATTTTCGGAGACATTGTGTCGTGGGAGCTATTCGAGAGCGATGTGTCGAGCTACAGCCTGGTTAAGGAGATTGAATCCCTACCTGAGGACATTGAGACAATCAATGTCTTCATCAATTCCTATGGAGGCGAAGTGGCCGAGGGGCTGGCTATCTATAACCAGCTGAGACGGCACAAAGCGAAAGTCAGGACATATTGCGAAGGCTTTGCATGCTCTGCTGCAAGCGTGGTGTTCATGGCCGGTGATGAGCGAATCATGTCAAATGCGTCTTTGCTAATGATTCACAACGCGTGGATGCTCACCTGGGGAGACCAGAACGAGCTAAGAAAATACGCGGACGACTTAGAGGCCATTAACGCTGCAACAATCCAGGCATACATGAACCACATCAGCATCAGCGAAGAAGAGTTGAAGGCCATGATGGATGCGGAAACGTGGATCTCAGCTGCCGATGCGCTAGAGAAGGGCTTTGCTACTGCGGTTGTGAACCCGGCCGCAACTGATAAGGCAGCAGCGAGCCTGCGTCTACGCAAGCAAATGGCTGACATGATCTTGAATCAGCAGTCGAGTCGGCAGTCTACGGGAGGCTTTATCAGCGAAGGCAAGGCGAATATCGACCTGAGCATGGGCGGGCTGACTACAGCGCTGGAGGCCCGGCTGAAAGAGCTGATAGCCCAGAAGTCGGGGCATGGACCAGATCCAACGCCTACGCCTGAGCCTGAGCCAGAACCCGAACCGGAGGAGAACAAGCTGAAAAATCTAATGGCGGCACTGTTTGCCGCGGAGGGGGATTAACTGTGAAGAACATGGATCTGCTGGTAAAGCAGAAGAGCGACATTGTTGCGAAGATCAACCAGGCCATGAAAGATGGCGACGAAGAGGCCTTTGCGAAGGCCTTTATCGAGTACACCGACATGCTGCAGGAGGCCGTGTTGGCTGAAGCCAAGGGCCTTGTAGCTGCAGCGGACAACCAGATCCTTAGCGGTCGTGGTGTAAGGGCTTTGACCAGCGAGGAAACGAAATATTACAACGGGCTGATTGGTGCCCTGAAGTCCGGTAACCCGAAGCAGGCGCTTGCTGACTTCAACGTGATTCTACCCGTGACGGTCATCGACGCCATCTTCGAGGATCTCACAGAAGAGCATCCGCTACTTGATGCGGTCAACTTCATGCCGACCGGGGCGCTGGTGGAAATCCTTGTCAACACACAGGACGGCAGGCGCCTGGCCACCTGGGATCAGCTTTGTAGCGAGATCGTCAAGGAGCTTACCGGGGGCTTCAGAAAGCTCGATCTGACGCAGAAGAAGCTGTCGGCGTTTCTGCCGATTTGCAAGGCGATGCTTGATCTCGGCCCTGCGTGGCTCGATAGGTATGTGCGGGTTATCTTGGCCGAGGCGATTGCCAATGGGCTTGAGAGCGGGATCATCGATGGCTCCGGGCTGAACGAACCCACCGGCATGCGGCGCGATCCCAATTCTGCGCGGGATCCAGTTGACGGCTACGGCCTGATTCCCAGCATTCCGTTCAACGAGATCAGTCCGGCTACCTATGGCGCGCTGTTGGCTGAGTTGTCCGTATCACCGAACGGCCTGAATCGGAAGATTTCGGAAGTGATCTTTATAGTCAACCCGCTTGACTATTTCACAAAGATCATGCCCGCCACATCGTTCCGACGGCCAGATGGCACATATGCTTACGACATTTTCCCGTTCCCAACTCGCGTGATTCAGTCGGTGTACCAGCCCGTCAACGAGGCGATCATTGGGCTGCCGAAACGCTACTTCATGGGTCTAGGCACATCCAAGGGCGGCAAGATCGAATACTCCGACGAGTATCGCTTCCTTGAGGACGAGAGGGTATACCTGACCAAGCTCTACGGAAATGGTATGCCACTCGATAGCCGTTCATTCCGCAGGCTGGACATCACGAACCTTGTGCCCGTGCCCGTGAACGTGTTTGTCACCAATGATCCGCTTGGAGTGCAAGGCATCGCCGACGCTCGCCTGGCGAGTCTGAAGATCGGCTCTCTGGCGCTGGTGCCTCCGTTCAACAAGAGTGTGATGGTCTACACGGCTTCTACCACTGATGCGACCAACACCATAACGGCGGTCGCCAAGGACGGCGAAGCGACGATCTCCATCAAGGTCAATGGCGTGGCGCACGCCAACGGCACGCCGGCTACGTGGGATGCGGGGGCCAACAAGGTCGAAGTCACCGTGACCAACGGCGCCGAGACCGAGACCTACACGGTCACCGTGACCAAGAGCCAATAGGACGACCAAACGACCAATGCGCGTAAGCCCCATCTACTTGGTGGGGCTTACGTTGTTTGAAAGGCAGGTGATACGCCATGCTGC